GAATTTGGTGATGAGATTATGGAATATACATCAATCTCTGGTCAAGACTTCACAGTTGTCAGAGGTTCTAAGTCTACAACAGCAACTGCACACGCAGATGGTGATTATTTAAGACTCGCTTGGCGAGGGTGATAAATATAAATAACACAAGGAAAACCGTAAACCACTTATAGAGATGCCAGCTTTAATTTCTGAACAATTTAGGATTCATAATGCTCAACAGTTTGAGGAAGCATTTTCTGAGACGGCAGCCACTAATATGTACTTCTTCATGGGTAGACCCCAAACTTGGGATACCGCTGCTGTAGCTGGCGCTCTCTCATATGTTGGTCAACCTGCAGGTAGTCAGCATAGTGGATCATATCTCGCTGCTCCAAACGAAAATAATCCTCCTACTCCAATTGATAGTTTCAATTATGAGAAGGAAGTCTTTGATGACATGATTTCTCTTAAGAGAATTCAGTCATCTGATGTAAGATTAGTAGTCCCCAGACACAATTGGACATCTGGAGTTACATACTCCATGTATCGTTCTAACTATAGTGCTGATTTCAAAGCAAATTCAGCAGGAGAAAATGCTCCTCACCTGTATAGCGGCAAGTATTATGTCGTAAATAACTACAAAGTTTATAAGTGCATCTATAACGGTTCTTCACCTGCTAATCCCAACGGAACTGCTTCTACAGTTGCTCCTACTGGTACAGGAGCAACCATCTTTAGCACTGCTGATGGTTATAGATGGAAGTTCCTTTATAGCATCGGTACAGACGATGTAATTAAGTTCTTTACTACTTCGTATATTCCTGTCCCTTCTGCATGGGGTGTTGGTTCTTCTGGTGATCCTACCAATGGTGTTGATGTTAAGGCAGCTGCTGTAGATGGTGCTATTGATACCGTAATTATCAACACTGGTGGTACTGGATATACTGACAATAATGTCACTGGATACACTAACGTTCCCATTCGTGGAGATTGGGCAAAAAATGGTGGAACTCAAGCACTTGCCACAGTCAAAGTTACTAGTGGTGCTGTTACTGAAGTAACAGTCACAACTCCTGGATCTGGTTATACTTACGGTTATATTAACGTAAATGCCACTGAGATTTCTGGTATTGGTGCTCCTGGTGTTTCAGCAGTTTTGGAAGTAGTCATTCCTCCTGCTGGCGGACATGGATACAATATCAATAAAGAACTTGGAACCAAGCGTGTTATGGTTAACGCCAGAGTTCAGTATGATGAGAGTCTTGAGTTCCCTGTTGACACAGACTTCAGAAGAATCGGTATTCTTCGTGATCCTGAGCAAACTGGTGGCGGTGCTGCTACTGGTGCTACATACAATGCTCTTGTAGCAGTTAAATTCCCATCAAGTACAGTTGCATCATTCAATATTGATGAAATTGTGACTCAAGCAACTACTAATGCTAAAGGTAAAGTTGTTTCATGGGATTCAAGTACCAAAATTTTGAAACTCTATCAGAGTTCTTATGAGCACATTGGAACTGGTGATCAGGGAGGAGATCTTCCTGCTTTCTCAGGCGGTAATGCAATTACAGGTGCAGATTCTGGATCAGTCGAGACTCCAGAAGTTGGTTATAGTTTAACTACTTCTAACTTGACATTTACCAACGGTTACGCTGGTACTGAGATCAAGAAGTATACTGGAGACATCATTTATGTTGAAAACAGAAGAACAGTTTCTCGTTCAATCGATCAGATTGAAGATGTAAAACTGGTCGTAGAATTCTGATATATATCATAGATCAAATCCCATTCTAGCTTAGTAATATGCCCCAGAGTACGAATCTAAATAAAGCTCCATATTTTGATGATTTTGATCCAGATAATAGTTATTATAGAGTACTCTTTAGACCTGGATATTCTATCCAGTCTAGAGAGTTAACTACTCTACAATCTATTTTACAAAATCAGGTCGAAAGTCTTGCTAAAGCAAACTTTAAGCAAGGTTCTATTGTAGTACCTGGGGAACTTATTGTAGATAGACAATATAATTTTGTAAAAGTAAGTTCATTCACGAATAATCTTCAAATTACTGATTATATCGGTAAGAAGATGACTGGTAATACTTCTGGTATTTCCGCAACAGTTGTTAATGCCACACCTGCATCTACAACTGAATCCGCCACTTTGTTTGTTAAATATGAAAGTGGTGGATCGTCTAATACTTCATTAACTTTCACTCAAGGAGAGACTATCACAGCAAACTCTCCTGGATCTCCTACTGCAATTGTTGGAGTCAACGGAAATGTTAAACCAACAACCACTAATGCCATGGGATTTGGCACTGCGGTTTCAGTTAATGAAGGCATCTATTATATTAATGGGACATTGGTTAAAAATGAGAGTGAGACCATCATCCTTGAAAAATATAACAACACACCGACTTATAAAGTTGGTTTTATTGTATCTGAACAATTAACAACTTCAGAAGAAGATCTGGCACTGCTTGATAATGCACAGGGATACTCTAACTATGCTGCTCCTGGAGCACATAGACTTAAGATCGGAGTAACATTAGTATCAAGACCAATTGATTCACCAGATCAAAGAGATTTTGTTCAACTTTTAGAGATCAAGAATGGCATTTTTAATGCGACTGTAGAACTGTCTAATACCAATGGTCTGATTGAAGATATTCTTGCAAGAAGAACTTTTGATGAGTCTGGGGACTATGTAGTAAGAGAATTCTTACTCAGTCTCAAAGAGAGTCTTGCAACTACTGATAATAATGGTGTATATACTGTTGCTCAAGGAGGAGCTGAAGATAAATTTGTAGCAGTTTTTGATCCAGGTAAAGCATATGTAAAAGGATATGAAATTGAAACAACCTCAACTAGATATGTTCAAATTGATAAAGCCAGAGATACACAGGTTCAAGAAAATAATGCAATTTCTCCTACAGAAGGATCTAATTTTACTGTAAAAAATCTTCTCTCATTCCCTGACGTTGAAGAGAGAGCAGAGAATGTTACTGGTTTGGGTTTGGTTAACACAAATTCAAATCAAGAGGTTGTTCTATATAACAGACACACAGATGTGGAGTTTGGTGATACTACCGCCAACCTTGACGGCACAGCACCAGAAACTGATGCATATTTTGTTTTTACACTAACAAATCTTTCGGTACAAACAAATCCTGTAACTGCTGGTGGTGGAGAAGCTAACTTCGCCAATGGCAATCTGACTGGAAAACTGTTTTCATATCACCTTAATGCAACAGGAGATAAAGCTGTTGCTGTGGGTAAACGTATTACTGGTACTGGTGCATGGGACATTGCAGACACCTTTAGTGTCACTGGTCTTACAGCAGAATTGAAGTCTGCTGAAAGGATTACCACACCTTTTGTTGGTGTCGGAAAAACAAAATCTTTCAAGTTTCTTTCAGGAACTTCGAGCGATGGTGATTATGCAAAAGAATCTTTGTTTAAATATGGTTTATTTGGACTGGAGTATTTTGTAAGAATTAAGTGCAAAAATCCCATTGCCTTCACTGAAGGTAAATTTATTACTGGACAAACTAGTGGTGCTAGAGGTATTGTAGAACAAAAAATTCCAGATACTCGTGAACTCGTTCTTTCTAGAGTACTTGGTGAATTTGTAGAAGGAGAAACTCTTTTGTCTGAGCAAGATGGAAGCACAACTCCATATAACTTCATTGAAACAGAAGGAACAATTGAAGAATTTAAATTCAAGACTTTTGGATCAAATTACGCAGGAACCACTGGAGACATTACCGCAATCAACATCGGTGGAGTCAATAAGTTAACTGCAATTACTGAGACAAACATTACTGTAGATACTGGTGAAATTGTATCAATCTTAATTACAAATGCAGCAGTAAGAGAAGCACTTGGTGCTTTCAATACTACACCTAAAGTTGAGATTGTTTCAAATAGTGGTACTGGTTGCATAGTCGAACCAGTAATGAATTATAAGAATATTGTACCTTATAATTCATCCTTTGCGAGGAGTTATTTTGGATCAACCACTCAGAATGCTTTTGCTGGTGATATTGCTTCACTAGAATCAACTTTCTTTGTTGCTGGCGGAGCAACCTTTAGTGCAACTGAAGGGGACTATTTTATTTCTGCAGATAACTTGGGATCTAGACCAGATCTTGATCTGGTTGATGGAGACATTATCTCTCTTATGGATGATATTGGTACTAATAGAAAATATATTGTTAAGTTTGCCTGCATTGATGGTGCTGCGGAAACAGCAAGAATTTATATCTATGGTGAGGTATTATCTGACTTTAGCACCAAGAATATCCAAAGAAAGCGTTCTAAGCTGTCTGGAGTCTCCTCTAATACACTTCTATTCCCACTTCCTAATAAACACGTCAAGACTCAGGTTTTAGATCCTAACAATACAGATATCAATTATACTGTTGCCAGAGAATTCTTAGGAAATTTTGATGCTAGTTCTCAGACTAGTATTAGTATCGGAACTAATGAACAGTTCTTAGGATACTCTTCAAATTATGTGATGTCTAATCCAACCACTGGAGATCTTTTTGATCTTGAAGGCAAAGTAACTATTGGTGCCAATGCCCAAAGTATCACTATTGATATGAGTGCTTACACTGGGTTTGCAAACATACCATATAAACTTATTGCTCCTGTAACAAAATCTGATACTTCTCCAAAAACTAAGATTCTTAGAAGTGATGCTGAGTATAACATTGCAACTGGAGTTAGCGACCCTGTAATTCCTCTTCAGTATGCTGATGGATATAGATTGAAAGCAGTTTATATGTCAGCATCAGGGGCAGCAGCAACTAGTTCTGATGTTGAAGTTACTGATAGATATCTATTTGATGGCGGACAGAGAGATACTCACTATGATCTTGCAAGACTTATTTTAAAACCAGGCGAAATTGCTCCAACTAGACAGTTATTAGTAGTATATGATTACTTTGAGCACATTGGTGGTGTTGGAACAGGTGTAGCAGGTAGTGGTTACTTTACTGTCGATTCCTATACTGGAATTGATTATGCGGATATTCCTAGCTATGAATCTTCTGTATATGGCAATATTTCACTGAGAGATGTTGTAGACTTTAGACCAAGAGTATCAGATTTTACTGGTCTTAGTTCAGCAACTGTTCTTCCTGGTTATAGCGATGCCAGAACTGTTGATGCTTTAAAATTCACGGGAACAGGATCATCTTCAGCACCATTGCCTATTGCAGGAACTAGATTTGAGTCTAGTTATGAATTTTATCTGAATAGAATTGACTCTGTTTATATTTCTAAGTCTGGTAAATTTGTGGTTGCGAAGGGTACTCCTTCTCTCAATCCACAAGTTCCCGATGAAATCTCGGATGGAATTCTTCTGTATAATCTGAATATTCCAGCATATACTTACAAGTTATCTGATATCACGACCAAGAGTTTTGACAACCGTCGTTACACGATGCGTGACATCGGTAAACTTGAGAAGAGAATTGAGAAACTTGAATATTATACTGTACTTAGTCTGCTTGAGCAAGATACCTTCAACACTCAAGTTAGAGATGAGTTTGGTAACGACAGATTCAAGAATGGTATTCTTGTAGATAATTTTGAGGGTCATGGTGTTGGCAATACTTCCTCATTAGATTATAGGTGTTCTATTGATACTCAAACTGGTGTGCTTAGACCAAGTTTTGCTTCTTCCCAGACTTCTCTCGAAGAAAGAAATATTACCACAGCACAAAGATCTGCTAGTGGTTATATTAGAAGTGGAAACTTGATCACACTTCCTTTCACTGAGCAAAGTACAGTGGTGAACAAATATGCCACCAAGGCTATTAAAATTAATCAGAACAAGTCATCAAAATTCTCTGGAATGATGAAATTGACTCCTGATGTTGATGAATGGAAAGATACAACTAAATCACCAGAATTAATTGTAAATGAAAACTCAGTATTTGATGTTATCAAAAATGATAACAATTCTTGGGGTAGTTTTTGGAATGAGTGGCAAATTTCTTGGACTGGTACGCCAACTTATACGCTGAATAACTCTACTAACAGCACTGGTGCTCAGTTTGCTTCTGATCCTAATTTAGTTATTAAAGGAAAAACTAGAACTAGAAGCAGAAATGGTACTCAGAATAGATTGTCGCCATATGGTGCATCTTCTGCTGATAGAGGTCAGAGAGCTGTTTCGTCACCATATATTCCTTATATCAGATCAAAACTAGTAAAATTTGTTGCAGAAGGTCTTGAGCCAGACACTCAACTTTTTGCCTTCTTTGATGGCATTGAAGTTTCTTCATGGGTGGACCCAGATGATGTTACTAATATCACTACTCCATTCACAGGAAAAGCTGGTTATGCAGAGAAAGGTTTTGGTGAAAAAATTGTTACCGATGATAAAGGTAGAATTAGTGGATATTTCTTAATCCCTAATGGATACGCCCCTGTAAAATCAAAGAAATCTCTGAGTTTTTCTAATGATCCCAAAACATTCTTTGATACAAGCACCACTAAGAGATCCTTCATTGCTGGAACTAAATCATTCAGATTGACCTCAAGTTCCACTAACTCATCTAATTCTGCTGATGTTACTACATTTGCAGAAGCAGTATACACTGTGAGTGGTCTTCCAAATACTACCACTAATTCGATTCAATCGACTAGAGTTCCTTACATTAACAGAAGATCTACTTCCAACTCCGACACAGTTCAGTATGTTGGAAGTTCTTTGGTTAATGTAAACCAAACTGGACTCTTAGATCCTCTCGCACAGAACTTTAGAGTATCTGGATTTGATGGAGGGGTATTCTTATCCAGTATAGATTTATTCTTCAAGAATAAGCAGACACCAACTGATGAAGATACAAATAGACCAGTATCAATTTATGTAACAGATACTAATGGTGGTCTTCCCACTAGAAATGTCATTCCTTTCAGCGAAGTCAGCATGAACGCTGACACTGAACTTAGAATCAAGATTAATACTACTGTTCCAAATGGAGAGACTCTTCTTGCTGGAGAAACTATTAATGGATCCGTCTCTGGTGCATCTGGAACAATTAAAAGTGATTTAACTGTTACTAATACTGACACCAGATATACTTTAACACTTTCCAATCACAATGGTGTTGATTTTATTGCAGGTGAAGCATTCACAGTAAATAGATCTCCATCTATTGCAACCACAACATTTAATATTGATGAAGATTCTGGTGTAGTTGACAGAATTAGAGTTACCTCATTCGGTAGTGGTTATGATGAACTCACAACATCTGTAAATGTTTTTGGTGAAAATGGAGGAACGTTTGGTTCAAACGCTACCGCCTCAGCAAAACTTTATGATGGTAGAGTTTATGAAATTGAAGTAACAAATAGAGGTTCAAATTATTATATTGCACCAAATGTGACTATTAACGGTGGTGATGGTCAGGCATCTGCAGAAGCGGTTCTTAGAATTACTAATCCTGCAGTCAAAATGGGAATTTCCACCTCAACTGATGCTGAAGTTAAAACCAGATTTAGATTTGAGTCACCAATACATTTGCAAAATGATTCGACATATTCAGTTGTTGTTTCATCTTCATCTTCCGATTATGAAATCTACAGTTCCAAAGTTGGAGATGCACTTATTGGAAGTTCTGTTGTTGCATCACCACAATCTCATGTTGGTTCTCTGTTTAAATCACAAAATTCCACAGCTTGGACACAAGATTCTGCCGAAGCAGTTAAGATTGCAGTAAACAGATGTGTGTTTACAACTAATTCTACAGCATCTATTGAACTTAGGAATGAAGATTTAGATTATGCATCTCTTCCCGAAAATCCAATCACAGTTGATAATACTGATGGATCTTCTGATTTATTTGGCACTAATCAAAAGGTTCTTCGTATTAAGCATCCTAATCATGGAATGAAGGATGGTGACTTTATTATCCTTAAGGATGTTGCTGGATCGGGAGCAAACAATTCAATCTATGGTATTCCAGTCACATTAATCAATGGATTCCATACTGTGGCGAATGTTGGTCTTGACGACTACTGCATCCAGCTTAATAGTACGTTATGGAATACTGAAAATGTTATCATGACTGGTAGTGGATCTGGCGGCGGCAATTCTGTAAGAGCTACAACTAATAAGTTGTATCAAATTGCAACTCCACAGATTGCAATGTTAACGTTCCCTTCGTCATCAGTATCACATACTATTAAAACCGCGTATGGTAGACCAATTGATTTACCAGAAACGGAAGATGCTAAGGAATATGAAATTTCTCCTACATTTAATGTAAGTCCAAATGACAACTATTATTTTGAAGAGTCTAGAATTATTGGATCACATGTTAATGAAGTTTATCGTAATCAACCATCACTTCTGAATAATAATAAGTCTGTCACTTATACTATTTCAATGAGCACAGATCAGGATAACCTTTCTCCTGTTCTTGACCTTGATCGCTGTAATTTAATTACGGCTTCTAGTAGAATGGATAATCCTATTGGAACTGAAGATAGATTTGGTGCTACTTCTCAGACTCTCACAGTTCCACTATCTTCTGATTATTCTGTATCTACAGTTTCTCCAGATGTTGTACAGTCTGCGAAATTTACTGTAAGTAACGTAACTGGCGGAACATTTACAAATACTATCGACAGTGCAACTAGATTAACCCAAGCTGGTACTGGTGCATCTGGTCAAATTGTAAGAGTCGTAGGTGATGTTTTAGATCTTATCGATATCTCAGGAACATTTGTTGATGGCAGTCAAGTTACTCAAGATACTACCACTGCAACGTTAGTAGACACTACGATAAAAACTGGTATTGTTGTTGGATGGGATGCTGGAACTGGAAATCTGAAGGTTAAATTGATTACTGCTAATAAATTCTCTAGTGGGGATTTGATTGATGATACTAATGCTGGAACTTCTCCTGTAACTGCAAGAGAAATCGGAACAGTATCAGAGAGTAAAGGTTTCCTTTATGTTGATGAAACAACATTCAATAGTTCTACTGCATCTAAATATATCACGAAGGAAGTAACTCTAGACAGTCCCGCAACAGCATTAGATTGTAAGATTACAGCTAATCTGTTTAATAATGAAAATGTGAAGATTCTGTATAAGATTCGTCCAGATGGAAGTTCTGAAAACTTTGTTGATATTGGTTGGCAATATTTTAACGGAACTGGACTTTCTGATAACAATTCAAGTATCACGCCCAATAGCACGATATCGTTATCGACTTCAGTTGAGGACATGAATTCTTATCTTGAATATGCTTACACTGCAGACAATCTGAAACCATTCTCAGCGTTTGCAATTAAGATAGTCTTTGCTGGAACTAATCCAGCACTTGCTCCCCGAATTGAAGATCTTCGCGTAATTGCACATTCATGAGTAAAATAAAAGTTGAAGGTCACAGCAACCTCTATCGGGATCCTGATAGCGGTGCTGTGATTAACTCTAGTCAGACAGACTATGAGCGTTATATGAAAGCGAAAGCAAATAGAGAAGGGATGGTTTCGGAGATAAATACTTTGAAGCAAGAACTTGATGAAATCAAGCAGTTATTAAAGAAACTTACCAATGGCAATTAGAGAAGTCCTTACAAGCTTTACGTTTGAACAACAGCGCCAGATGATTAACCTCATCGGTGCCGATGTTGGTGATGCATCTACATTATTGACGCCGACAAATGTACTTGTCAGTGGCATCAATGAAATTGTCAATGGTGATGTTGATTTGATCAATCAAACTCATGGTATGGATGCTGGAACATCAGCATCTCCAAGTTTATATTGGGATGCTGGTCAAGGTTTTTACAAGGTAGATGCAACCAAAATTGCTCTTACCACCAGTCTTTCTGTTACTGGTAATTTAGAAGTAGACGGAGATATTACATTTAGAGCAGGATCTGGATCGGGTGGTACACTGACATTCGGTGATCTTGATACTGACAATATTATTTTCAATGCAGATGTTCAGTCAAGTGTTGTTCCAGATAGCACTGCAAATTATAACTTAGGTTCTGCCACAAAGCAGTGGAATAATCTCTGGATTGATGGTACTGCTAGTATCGATACATTGGAAGTTGATGATAACTCAACATTTGTAGGATATCTTCAGGTAGACTCTGGTGATATTAGAGTTCCTTCGACGACTACTACTGTAGATCTGTTTGATGACTATGCTACCACAGTAGAAGCATTTGGTGATGCTACTTCTATTCGTATTGGTGAGACTTCAGGAACTCTGACTCTCAGAAATCCTACCATTGTTGGATCAGAAGCAACACAAAATCTTTTTAACACAGTAGCAACTACAGTCAATGCTTTCGGTGCTGCAACTACCATTAACATTGGTGTTTCTGGTGGTGGTGGAAATAGTAACCTGAATCTTCTTAGTGATGACGTTGTTTGTTCTGGTGACCTTAACATTAACGGCGGTGAACTTCTTTCTTCGTCAGCCACTTTTGATCTTCTGATTGCCCAAACTGATATTCGTATTGGTAATTCAGGTAGTGCTGGAACAATAACGGCAAACACCGAGCTTCAGTTGAAGGAAGATTTAAAATTTACAAATACATCTAACAATTACATTTATATTCCAGACGGACAAGTAAATGCTTTAGCCGTTAGAAAAACTGGTAGCACAAACAATGACTGGATGCAATTTAGAACCGATAGTGGTAATGAAAGAGTTGTTGTCTGGAAAGACCTCTACGTTGTAGGTAACATTGATATTTCTGGAACTACGACTACTATTGATAGTACAACTTTACTCGTAGAAGATAAGAACATTGAACTTGGCAATGTTACTGTTCCCTCAGATTCTACAGCTGACGGTGGTGGAATTACACTGAAAGCTACGACAGACAAGACGATTACTTATAATAATACCAGTGGACGTTGGGAAACTAATATTGGACTTCAGGTAAATGATGAGTTATATTCATCCAGCAATATTATCGTCAAGAGTACTACTGCTACAGATGGATTTCTTGTCCGAGATGCTGCTGATACTACATGGAATGTTGTTATTCCAGGAACTGGAGCTGCCACCTTTGGACAAGCTTCAAACTCCACAGGAAATAATGGTGTAGCAGTTGGTGGTAATAATGGTACTTTAAATGTCTATACTGATAGATACTCGACAGACTGTTTCCAAATTCTTAATACATCTGGTAGTGGTACAAACATTGCACTAAAAGCTTACGGCAATGGTGATCTTGAAATGGCTGGTGTTATCAGTGACTCAATGGGTCCACTGAGAAGAGTTGGCATTGATAATGTTAGCGGCGGCAGCGGAATTATAGGTACGTCAGCTGCAGGTAAACTTCTAAGAGTAAGTTCATCAAATATTACTCTTACAATCCCATCAGGCACATATACCGCTGGCGATATGATTACTTTCTTCAACGTGTCCTCTACTGATCTGACAATTGCACAAGGCAGTAGTACAACAATTTATAACTCTGCTGATGGCACTACTGGAAACAGAACACTAGCTGCAAAAGGTTTGGCTACCCTTGTTTGCACTGCTAGCAATGAGTTTGTAATCTCTGGTACTCAGTTAAGCTAAGGAGGTACTCGGATATGATGCAACAAATGTTTCTCGGTTATGGCAGATCCTCTGGAGGAGGAGGCGGTGGCGGTACTATTGCCCCTCTTATGTTTGGTGTTGATAATTCATCAAATTCTTTTGATACATCAACAACAACTGTTGGTAAATTTGTAAAAGATTATACTTGGTCCACATGGGGAGATGGTGTAACTGGAAGTAGATTAGGATCAGATAATGGTGGCGTTGGAGTTAATAGTGCTCAAGTTGTTAGAGCTAAAGTTTTTAGTGATTATGCAAGTGCAACTAGTGGATATAATCATGCTCCATATAAAGCATTTGACGGTGGAGTTACGACATTTTGTGAACCATCTGATAATTCCAGAGTAACATTTGACTTTACAAGTATGCCTGGTGGTGGAATTGCTGTAAGTAGTTCCTTGAAAATGTATCTGAATAAAGCGGGTACTCCTGCTGCTGAGGACTTTACTGTCAATGGAACATTTCTTGGTGGTAGTGTTCCCAATAATGGTTGGTTAACAATTAGTGGTGTTTCATTACTTGAAACAATTAGTTTCTATCATGCTAGTGGTAGTTCTTCAGTGGAATTAAAAGCTGTAGAAGTTGATAGTGTAATGTTAGAAGATATTCCAGACTACGTTGAATATTCAATTTCTACTGATTCTAGTTCCAGATACTTATGGTCTTCTAATGACGGTGAGCATTGGAGTCATTCTGGATTTAACAATGATACTGCCAGCGCCACAATTAAAGTAAAAACAAGATATCTTGGATGGGCTTCTGGTTCTAATAGTTCAACAACTACAGTTTCTGGAGCATATCCTGATAGCGTACATTGGTTCCAACCTTATGGACAGACTGCAAATAAACTGAGACATTTCCGTTTTTATGGATCTAATGCCCCTCCAGGATCTGTTGACGGAGCACCTATCCAACTTCACCAAGCACCCAACAGACCAAATTACTACTCTAACGTAGTAAACAATGGTGGTTATGACATGCCACAAAATGCTCAGGTGTATAGTGGTATGCTCTCATCTGGTGGTTTGAAAACTCCATTGAATGGATTTCATGGTGGTCTGAGTACAAGTGGTGGTAGATCTGAAGGTACTGGTGGTCTCACATTTACACCATCAACACCAATTACTTTCACTGACAAAGTAAGAGTATATGATAGCAATGACGTTACTAAATCTCAAGTAAATAGTGGGTCATTTGTCCAACATGCTGCAAATAGTTGGGTAGATGTAGCAACTGGTGGTGGTACTATCAATAGTATGTACTTTGTAAGAACTGACAATAGTGGGTGGGATGCTGGTTTTATGGCTATTGAAGTTGATGGTAAGATTTTATCAGATGCTTCTGGATTTAATGGTGGCAATCTTGCTGCTAATATCAGTAATTCTGACTGGGATCATTATAAAGGTGGTTGCACAAGACTCTTTGACGGTGGATTTAGACTTGATTTAATTAATCCAGAATCTTCAGATTTCTTTGTTGGATTCTGGATTAAATGGAATGACTGGTCAAATTCCAGACAGTTTGGTCTTGATTTATTTGGCGGTTATGTTTATTTTGAAACGATTAATAATAATGGAACCATTGGCATTAGACATAATGGAGGAAGTAGAGCAGATAGTAGTGCTACTGATTTAGAGGATGGCAACTGGCATCATGTTGCATTAAGTAGATCTGGGTCTACACTTTATGGATTCGTTGATGGCACTTCAGTAGTTAGCACAACTTCTGGTGTCTCTGGTAATAGTCTCGGGGCTAATGAAAAAATTGTCATTTATGGCGTTAGTGGAACATCATATAATGTGAATGATGCTCAAATTATGGATCTTTATGTTAGCCGTACAGGAACAGGAAGTAATTTCAGTCTTCCCGATCCACTGATTGCCACTGATGGATCTATCAATCATCCTGCTAGTCTTGATGTAGATTCTGCAATTTATGCAAGTCCTTTGGCAGATCTTGAAAATAAAGCTTGATTGACACACTAAATAAATCGTAGTATAATTATCCTGAACTGAGGAATAATATGGAACCCGCAACTCTTCGTGAAAACTTTACGACCCAATTTGAAAACGCTATTTCTGAAATCAAGAATCTTGAATCTCAACTGACAGCAAAACGAGAACTTGCATTAAAATTGAAAGGTGCTCTTGAAGCAATCGACATTATGGATCCTCCCGCTGCAGCCGAAGAAACTGCCGAGGCAGTTGCCGAAGCAGAACCAGTAGCAGCAGAATAATTCAAAGACCTTCCTTATAAATAACAAGGAAGGTCTTTTTTAGTACATGTCCGCAATTACAATTAATTTAGTGATAGAGCAGGGTACTGATTTCTCAGCGACCTTTACTATCAAGAACTCAGATGGTGCTTCTGTAAATCTTCTAGGTTTTACTGCAGAAGCAAAACTGAAGTCTAGCTATTATACAACTAGTGCTGCAACACCATTTGCAGTTACTTTTGCTGATAGAAGTAAAGGAGTCATTAAGATTAGTTTGACTGACACAGTTACTACTACCCTGAAACCAAGAAGGTATGTTTATGATTTGGTCTTGACTTCTGCGAGTGGAGTAAAGACTAGATTCATTGAAGGAATTGCAACGGTAACCCCAGGAGTGACAGTATAGTGGCCAATTACGAAGTAAGCACTACTAACTTTGACGTTACTCAGAACGTTGCCAATGATTATAGTATTGGTCTAAATTATGAAGCGCCATCAAAAGGTATTCAATATCAGAATTTAATTCTGGATGATTTATCTTCTCAATTTGATGGAGCACAAACCGTATTCCAATTAACAGTTGATGGAGAATCATATACTCCACTAAATGATCAGCAATTGATTGTTTCAGTTGACAATACAATTCTTCAACCTGGCGTGGGGTATACGGTATCAAATAATGAGATCACATTTGCTACTGCTCCCGCGAGCACAGCAACACCATTTTTCGGAATTGCACTTGCTAATACAGCAGATCTGACAAGAACGATTAATTTCGTTGTAGATAATGGTTCAAGACCCATGACTACTGGTAACAAGGGTTATCTGACTATCGATGTTTCGGGTCAGATTATGTCATGGACTTTGCTTGCAGATGCTGATGGTACATTAGAAGTTGATATTAGAAAATGTACTTTTGATGACTATCCTAATGTAACATCTATTTGTGGCGGTAATTTACCAGAACTTAATGCTACAAATAAAAATAGTGACACCAATTTAACGGGATGGAATAAATCCCTAAATGCTGGAGAGATCCTCCAATTTGAAGTCATAAATACTACAGTATCACTCAGTAATTTTGCTATCTCTTTGAAAGTAAAATTATAAATATAAACAGATAAAACAAAACTCCTTGGAGGAACACTTTAAATGGCACTTTTAGTACCTAATATTGGTGAGGTCGAGTCACTTCGATATCTTCTTAACTCGACTCATCAAATCCCTAGAAATTTAATTCTGAAGCTTTTTACTTCAAACACAACTCCTGCTGAAGGTGATGTTCCTTCAGCAACTGCATACTATGAACCATATCGTGATGGTAACACCAACCAGTATGGTCAGTCTGTAAATACTGGTTATCCTGTTGCTATCAACAACAGAACTGAAGCAAACCAGAACTACACTTCTGCATATGGCATTCTTCTGAATGGTAACCGTTGGGCTATCACCACTGCTGGTGATCCTGTTGCTTCTGCTACAGGTACAGGTGCTCAAGGTGAGTACACCATGACTGTTGCAAACACAACTGGAACAATTAGCGTAGGAAACCTCGTCTCTGGTACTGGCGTTGGTTCGGGTGCCAAAGTTTCTAGAGTTTCTGGCAACCTCGTTGTTCTCACCGTTGAGAACTCTGGTGCTGTTTCTGGAACAGTTAACTTCACTGGTGGAGTAACTACTGCTACATATCCTGAGCAAGAGTTCACTTTTGCTGGTGCTGCTGGTAACGTTTATGGTTACTACCTGGCTCGTGCCAACAACATGCCTCTTTCCATTCATGGTGTTGTTGACGCTGCTGCTGCTTCTGCTGGAACTGCCCTTACTAAAGGTGATGCTTCCAACCAGTGTACTGGTGTTGTCGGACAATCCAAGATTCTGCTTCCTAACGTTGCTGGTGTCATGGATGACATCACAGTCGGCATGGTAGTTGGTTCTAACAACGGTGTTCCTGCAGGAACAGAGATCATCGGTATCGACTATGCTACTAGAGAGATCTATCTCAGTGCTGCTCTGACTGATAACATTCAGGTTGCTACCGACCCTGCAATTCAACTGTCCTTCAGTAAAGTTACTGCTACTGGACACCAACTGCAAGTCGGTGATGTAATCTACATCGCTCAAGGTACAACCAACTCTGGTACAACCGCTGGTACTTACACCGTATTTGAAGTACCCGATGCTAACACTTTCCACACTACACCTGCTCTCGATGGTACTGGTGACCTGAGTCTCTACAGCAGCATCATGTTCGCTGAAAGATTCACAAATGGTCCATACCCCATTCAGAACAACGGTGACCAAATCAAGATCACTCTGAACGTCAGCCTCGACTGATATATACTATACATCTTGTTCGTTATGCTTTTTTGTGGGGGGATTTTGCATCCCCCCTTTTAATGACAGGGAGTATTAATGAATACATTCGTCTACGATTCATCACCGTCAAATATTAATACCTTTACGACGCAGGACTTTGGAAGCATCGGTGATGCTCCAACGGTTACTGCTGACTATGAGATTGCGCGTGATGATATTACCGTAGCCGAAGGACAGGATCTTATTGTAGATAATGATCTGATCCTATTCGTAGAGTCAACTGCTGATTATGATGAAATTAATTTCACTGAGACTACATATCCATTCGGGAAGATTACTGTCGGTGGCGGCGAAAGTGCCTCCGCTACCGTAGTATTCATTTCCGTTCCAGAACCAATAAGACTCTACGAGAAAGCGATTGTCGTAAGAAAACAAGCGTGGACAGGTTCTGGTACATTATTTGAAATTTCTAATGGTCTAGAAAGAATTGCTGCGCCTTATATTGGCGGTTCTGGACCTCTGCGTGTATCTGGTAGCGCAACTGTATTGCGCTCTCCTGCACACAACGAATTCTCATTCAAAGCCTATGGCACTGCAGATTATGGCAATCTCGGTGCTGTAGGTTCTTCTGTTGATCTTGGACAGGTTGATCAAGAATTTACAACCGAGTCTGAATACGGAAGTATTGTTGTCGGTGATGAAGTAAGAGCATCTGGTAGCTTTAGATGGTCTAGCAACACCGTAACAAAATTAGAAAAAGATTGGACTAAGGTAGGATCTGGATCACTCTTCGGATTATCTGGTGCTGGCGTCGTAGTAGCACAGACCGATGAGACTACAGGTCTCTTTAAAGTATTTAATAGCACAATTCCAGATGCGTTCTCTAGAATCTATGATGGTTCTGGATCTCTCTTTACTATCTTCACAAATGCAGAGAGTAGAACGTTTATCTATAATTCAGAGGCAGTCTTAAGTCTCGATGTAGATCAAATTGATTATGGTGTTGGATTAGGCACCGTATCAGTTACAGAAGATTATGGACCTGTAGGCGGAAATAGCACAGGTGATACTGACTATGGTCAGATTGCTGTAAGTGATCTTGTTCCATATGGATCGTTTAGATTCTCTGGCGGTATAGACGAAGACTTCAGACCAGTTCTGAGAACGTTTGGTCATCAGTCCACTGGTGGATTTAAGGTATCAGGAACTTCTGCAGATCAACTTAATGAGCCTGCGACTCAGATTTATATTGTAACTGGTAACGAAGTTGATACCAGAACTAAGCATGTATTCACCTTAACTGGTGAAGATAAGACTCTCATTGCCAGAACATATCATGGCGAAGGTTCACTCTTCAGTATTGGTGATAAGGTAGAAAGAAAAACTTATAATTATAGTTCAAACGAGACCTTAGAAGGTCTTGCAGATATTGATAATGGTAACATTGGAACAACTCCAACAACTACATCTGACTATGGTCAGGTTGCAGGACAGTCTGGTGGAGATACTGATTATGGTGACCTCAGATTTGAAGATGGTAATAGGTTTGGAACACTTCACGTTAGTGGTGCTGCTATTACTGCTCCAGATGCACTCAATCTCGGAATTTACATTGCATCTATTGAAGAACAAGAATGGTCTGTGGATGGTAAGATCCGTAGAGATTCTCTGTTCTTCAGTGGTGCTGGATCACAAACAGCAGTATTCTCTGAAGTAGGTTCTGGTTCTCTGTTCAGTATAGTTGGTGGCATCGAAGCTGCTACCTTCTCATACACCAGTGAATCAATCACTCCACTGTCAGATCCAATTTCCTATGGGTCTATTGGAACTTCACCTACAGCAAACATCGATCATGGTATTGTAGGTGGCAATACAGTTGGTGATCAGGATTATGGCGAGACTGTACCTGTCACCACTCTCATTCCATTCGGAACTCTTAATATTGCTGGTGCTGGATCGGATAGAGCAATTCGTAGTATTGTTGGTGAAGGTTCACTATTTACTGCTGGAGGTCTTGTTGAGTCCAAGAGTAATACTGAGGCGGAAAGCACAGTACTCTTTACCTTCAACGGCGGTGGCGCTGAGAAGCAAGTAGATAATTATGTCGGAACTGGATCTCTATTCCATGTTGGCGATAAACTCGAAAGAGCTGCATACAGCTATAATGAGTCTGCAATTCTTGAAGTTGCAACTGAAAATGATTATGGATCAATTACTGCTACAGGAACATCTGTAGATTATGGTTCAGTCGGAACCAGTTATACCACAGAAACTGATAATGGTCTGATTATCGACTCTGAGAGAGTAGAACCTTATGGTCTCTTCAGAATTTATGGTGCTGCTGCTACGGTCGCATATCAGAGATTCCCATACACAGGTTATGCGAACGTCAGATTCACACATCAACCTCTGCCAACTGATACTAAATTCATCCCAGCATATGCTGGTAGCGGAGAATTTACGTTTGAGTGGAATAATAGTGAAGCATATTGTAAGGCAACTTACATTGGTCAGGGTAGACTCTTCAGTATTGGTGATAAGGTAGAAAGAAATACTTATAGTTATAATACTTCTTCGATAGCCCCACTTGGTTCCAACATTGATTACGGATCAATTGGCAACACTCCTGGTTCAACTCTTGATTATGGTGCTCCAGCTGGAACATCCACCAGCGCAGAGAATTATGGAGTTATCACTACACTTCCTGGTGATGAGCGTCCACTGGGTCAACTGTTTGAACTCGTCGGTGCTGCTGAATATGTATTCAAGCCAATTTTTGCTTGGAATCGTCCGAGTCCCCCAATCAAGGTATTCAACGATCAGCAAGATCCTGCAGACTTCAGATTCCGTCCTCATTGGAGAGGCGTTACTGTTGGTTCTCCAAAACTTCGCAACGCTCCAGACGGAGAGTTCAATACTTATGCAAGAACCAGACCTTTCATTGGCGAAGGTTCACTCTTCAGTATTGGCGACAAGGAAGAAAGAGCAACTTACAGATACAGCTCAACTTCTACAGTTACATTTGAACCTACTGAGGATTATGGAAGCATCACTTCCTCTCCAACAGCAACTGCAGATTATGGTTCTGTAGATCAAGTTGTAACAGGTGGAGAGGGAGATCTTGGCAGTATTGTCGTTGATGACAATCTCCAACCTCTTACTGGTCTATTCAGAATTTCTGGTGCTGCACCTAAGGTTCAGTTCGTTCGTGGACCTTATGTTGTCAAACCAGTTGCTCTTAGAATCTTTAATGAGCAGCAAGATCCTGCAGATTTCACTTTCCGTCCTCATTGGAGATCACGTCCTTACGAACAAGGAAAGCTTACTGGCGAAGCTGCAACTCCAAGAGCAAGAGATTTCGTTGGTTCTGGTTCACTCTTCCATATCGGTGATAGGGTCGAGAGAAATACTTACAGCTATAACACCTCCTCTGTATATGAATACAGTGAAATTGGTGATTATGGTGATCTTGGTGCAGTTACATTATCCGAAGATTATGGTTCAGTTGGTACTACCAATACTGCTGAACAAGATTATGGTAACCTCACTGCTACAGATTGGGTCTACCCATTCGGACTCTTTGCTGTCAGTGGTTCTGCATCGACCAAAGAAATCAATGTTTATGGTTACTATGGTGATGATAATGATCCAGGAACTTCTGGTTCGCTGTTTGCATTCAAGGGTGCTGCTGAGTCCATCACCAGCAATCCTCCTGAGAACACTGTTCTTTACACATTCGGTTCTGGATATTCTGCCCTTTCATTCAGCAAGGGTAACTACGATGGTTCTGGTTCACTCTTTAACATCGGTGACAGAGTTGAAAAAGCAGCATACAGCTATAATACTTCTTCCTCTATTGATGATGTTACAGCAGAAGGAGATTATGGATCGATTACAAATACTGCTGGAACAACCGTTGACTATGGTTCAGTAGATGGTGTAGTTGTTCCTCCAACTGTTGATCATGGTGATCTTATTACTGTACTTGGTGAAGGTGAACCATTTGGTCTCTTCAGAATTTCTGGTGCTGCCAGCGGTGTACAGGCAATCTTCAGCGAAGTTGGATCTGGTTCACTGTTTACCGCAATCGGAACTTCCGAGTGTGTCGGATTCAACCCACCAGAAGAAACCTTCCTCTTCGGATTCACTGGTGGTGCAGTTGAGAAACATGTCGAGAACTATGTTGGTTCTGGACTTATCAAGATTAAGGAAGAGACACCTCTCGCTCCCAATTCTCACATCAGGTTCCGTCCATGGTGGAGATCCTACGGAGAGATCAATGTATATGGTGAAGTTGATGAGATCTTCAAAGGTTCTTACATTGGTAACAAATCTAATGTCAGTCTCCATGTTTATACTCCAAATCCAGGTCAAGAGTGGAGATCTTACAGACCATCTCCTCGTTATGTCAACTCCATCTACGGCAAGATCGGTGGTTCTGCATTCGTCAACGGCGACGGTGAAACTCGCAAGATCAATGTTTATGGTTACTATGGTGATGACAGAGATCCTGGAACTTCTGGTTCGCTGTTCGGATTCGGTGGCGGTGCAGAGTCCAGATCTATTGCACTCGAAACAGACGAGTCAATAACACTCTTCACTGCTTCTGGCGAATCTCAATCTAAATGGAATCCTGCGTGGACATCACGTCCAGACGGATCACCAAGATTGTCTGGTACTCCAGAACTACAACTTAGATTTAACATCTTCACTAATCCTGAATTCGAGAAGTTCATCTTTAGTGGTACTCCAGATCTTAAGATCACTCTCAGTCATGTTGGATCTGGTTCACTGTTCAGTGTTGGTGGTGCAAGCGAGATTGTCGGATTCAATCCAACAACAGAAACTGCCCTGTTCACCTGGCATGGCAATACAATTGTTGGATTCTCTCTGCTCCACATTGGTTCTGGTTCATTCTCTGCATTTGGTGGTGCTGCAGAATCTACAACTGTCGAAGTTCCAGACAGCACAGTTCTCTTTATTCCATCAGGTTCTGCTGGTCAATCAACCACCAGAGACTTTATCGGAGAAGGTTCCACTTCACTCAATGGAAATCTGGTCGAGAGTCAAACTGATGTTTATGTTGGCGAAGGTTCACTCTTCAGTGCTGGTGGTGCCGCCGAAGTAGTTTCTGTTACCGAAGCAGAAAGCACAGTTCTCTTTACTGCTGCTGGCGGAGAAGACTATTCATTCACCAGATCTGCTGTTGCCGAAGGTGCCACAAACATTTATGGTATTGCAGACGAAGGATTTGCAAGACCTTACGCAGGCGAAGGTTCACTCTTCAGTATCGGTGGTGCTTCCGAATCTGCAACTGTCGCAGAAGAATCTACTGGACTCTTCACGTTTGAAGGTAATTCAGTACTTGAGATTAGCAAATCGTTCTCTGGTTCTGGATCAATCTTTGGTATCGGCGGTGCAGCAGAGGCAGTCGCTGTTGCTCCAGAAATCAAGAGTGAAACAAATCTGTACAGATTCAGTGGTATCGCTGCCGAGAAACAAAGCAGCAGATATATCTCTGAAGGTGTTACTGCTTTCGTATCTGGTTCCGCTGATATCATTGCTGCCAGAATTTACGAAGGCAAAGGTTCTCTGTTTGCTGTTGGCGGAGCTACAGAATCCACCACTTCCAATCCTCCAGAGAATACAGTTCTCTACACTGTCGAAGGTCGTGGTGTATTCAAGGTCACTTCCGATTATACTGGTTCTGGAACAGAATTTATCAGCGGTGCTGGTGATGTTACTAGATCTAGAGACTTTGTTGGATCTGGTTCACTCTTCAGTACAAATGGTGCTGCCGAGTCTACCACTATTGCCGTCGAAAGCATTCAACTCTTCTCTGCATCTGGAACTGCAGACGAAAGCTTTACGAAAGGTAATTATGATGGTAGTGGTTCTGCCACAGTTTCTGGTGAAGTATCAGACATCAAACTTACATATGGTAATCAAGTATTCGCATATGTCAGTACTTCGGGCGAACTTGATGAGAGACAAACTGATGCTTACGCTGGTTCAGGTTCCCTGTTTGGATACAACGGAGTCGCAGAATCTAGAACGATTGACATCGACACCGTTGAAGAATCTACTTCTGGTGAAGATGTTTCTACAAATCTCTTTACAGTTACTGGCAATAACCCAGGAAGCGTCACGAGAATTACGCAACCTGGAACCGCTAAGTTTAAACTAACAGGATCTTCCGTAAATGTTCTTATTCTCTTTAGCCCAATTAGAATCTTTAGCACGATAATATAATAATTCTTATAAATAAAAGAAGAAAAACTCCCGTTTAGGTAACGACATGACTACTCAAGTACAGTTTCGTAGAGGTACTACTCTACAACATGAAACTTTTACTGGCGCAGAAGGTGAAATCACCGTTGACACTGATAAGAATACTTTAGTTGTTCACGATGGTTCATTGGCTGGCGGTTATGAAGTTGCGTCTAAACGACTACTTATGGCAATGACCACTGCTATGGGCATCTGATGCTTTTTACCGTAAACATCATTAAGGATAATTAACTAAAAATGGCAAAAAAACTAGCACACAACTATTCATTCGATGCCTCAGAAAGGCAGGTCAGGATTGACGGTAATATTTCTCATGATAGACTTTTACTTATCACAAATATTACTGATAATGTAAATATCTATAATTTTGCAGACCCTACACTCAAAGCTACTGCTATTGAGTATGATGAATTTACCGAGGAGACTGTTATTACTCTGGCTCATGATACGAACCAGATGTCTGATAGTGATACATTGCAAATCTTTTATGAAAAAGATTATATTGCAATGGAACCTTCGGAAACATATGTTGACCCTGTTTCCAAGTTCCGTGTATCAACACCAGAAAACCTGATTGATACTGACTTTGAATATGGTCCTCAGGCATCTAAGTGGGAAACTCTACAGCTGATTAACCAGATTCCTTCGTTCTTCTCCAGTACTTCTGACACCACGATTCAACTTATTGAGAGTGTTGAGTCCACTCAAGATAACGAACTTATCACTGTAAAGACTGGTTTCGAGCATGGTCTTGCTAGTGGTACTCCTATTACAGTAACTGGTCTTACGTCTATTACTGCAGAAGGTACTTATCTTATTCAGTCAGTACCTAATACTACATCATTTACATACAAGGCAAGAGCCAGACAACTTAATTCAGCAAGATTAGAAGGTACATATACTTCTATTATTCCTGGTCAGTTCTTCCAAGGTTCTCAAATTACTGTTGATACCTCAGTTGGTATTACTAGTGATTATTTTGAAGTCGCTGTCACCGTTCTCAATACAATTGAAATCGATACTGGTTCTGTTGTAAGTGGTACTTGGGCTATCGGAAATTCTGTAAGTTCTGATGGTGGTGCTACAGGTATTCTTTCTAAGAGAGATGGGACAAAAATTTGGCTTAGAGATGTTGTAGGAACATTCTCCCCAGCAGATACTATTGTCATTACTGGTTCATCTGTCACATATACTGTCTCGTCAGCTGGTGGTGGTAAGAATGTATTCTTCCTCGATGACGTACAGCAACCATCATATAATCTGAGAAAGAAGGCAATTTATGACTTCGATCTCTCAAGTGCGACTTTAACTGGTCATACATTTAAGTTCTCAGAAACTGTAGATGGTATCTTCGGTCCTGACGGATATGCCGCTGGTGATCCTAATGATACTGGTGACGCAGGTACTGAGTACGTTACATTCGTCAAGATGACTGGAACTCCTGGATCAGCAGGTGCTTATCTGAGAATTTATACTACAAATGCAACACCAGACTTGAATTACTATTGCAGTAATCACTCTGGAATGGGTGGCGCATCTCCTTCCGTTTATGTTACAGACACTAAAGTTCTTCTGAGAACTGTTGCTGAGCATGGTTTTGCTGATGACACCAACTTCTACTTCGTTAACTCAATTTCACCAAAAGCTCTTGATGTTGTTGATTCAGCAGCAACTGCTCCTGATGGAAGACCTTATGTTGATCATGTTGACAGTCTGAGTATCAGTGCATCTCCTGATCAAGATGAAACAATTCCATATGATAACGAGTCTACCTATACTCTGAAATTCTCTGAATCCGCAGTTAATTATTCTGCAGACACAATTACATATGAGAATCATGGTTTGCAAAATGGTTACGCACTACTTTATTATCCTGCACCTGGAGACACTCCAATTGGCGGTTTGAGTAGAATGTGTGTATATTATGCAGAAAGAATTGATGCAAATAACTTCAAACTTCATGACTCTCAGAGAGTTAATATTCTGAAGAACCTTTCTGCTGGTGGAACATGGACTTTTGGTAACCACAACTTAGGTCTTTGCTACAATACTCGTAGAGAGTATAAGAGTTGGGGTGATGAGTACATGTACTACTACACCTACTACTGGTCTAACCGTGGAACTTACTCGGGACATGATTTCTCAAGTAACACTGCTCCATATAATTCTACATATGGTCTCGGAAACCAAGCATGGGACTTTGTTGCAGCGTTCTCAATCAGAAGACCTGGATTTGGTAACAGTGGTCATAATAGATATACCAATAACTATGAGTGGACGCAGAGATTCGGCACCAACTGGCAAACCTATGGATATAACCTGCAGACGCTCCCAATGGGAACAACTGCAATTTATCAAGGCGACTATGACTTCATCACCGACAACTACAATCATGGCGTAAACGGTGATAACACTGGTGGTTATAGCTATGGTTATACCTATGGTGGTTATAACAGAGTTAATGGTAGAAGTTACTGGACCAGCACCATCTGGGGCGACAACATGAACTCAGATCGCCTGAGAATCTACGGTAATGACTATTCATACTGGAGATATCAAGGTGACGCCGATGGATGGTGGGCAAGTAGAAGTGGATACCGTGATACTAATGACAGATATCATGGTGGTGTTAGTGAGGATGGTCGTACTAACATGTACTTTATGCTTTGTAAGCGTAATACAAGTACTAACGACTCGTTCTATGTTGAAGGTGGACACAGATTTAGTACTAATGACTTCGTAACACTGACAGTTAACTCTGGTCAAGGTATTCGCTATTATACAAATAGAACCACTGGAGTAAGTACCTATAACACTGGATCTCAATTCTATATTGAAGTTGTTGATGAGAACAGATTCAGACTTAAGACAAGCACTGGTTCATCTCCTGTAAGAATTGCTGCTGCTAATGGTGATTATTCTTTTGATGGTGTTGTAACTAACATCTTCAAGAACTCCTTCTATATTACCAACAACCAATTCTCTAACGGCGAATTGATTCTGGTAACAGAAGATGTTGGTGCTTCTCTGCCTCCTGAAATTGCCAATAACGGTTCATACTACTTCCGCGCTATTGACGGTAATAGATTCCAGCTTCTTACGAATGCTACTGACAGCAATGAGATTGATCTCTCAACTGGCGGTACTGGTTTGGTTACGTTTGAAAACGCTTCTGCATCCTTCGGTGCGGTTGACGGTTCATATACTACAACTAGAGCAATTGACGAGTTCACTCTTGAAATTACCCTACCATTCAAGATCTCTCCTGGTAAGAAACCATTTGATGCTGCCAATGATGTTGATGTTTCTAATGATCTGATTACTATTCCTAACCACTTCTTCTCAGCTGGTACTCGCGTAATTTATGATGCGAATGGCAATGCCGATGTTGGTGGTCTGACAACTAACACTGACTACTATATCATTGTTAAAGATAATAATGATGTTCAACTTGCTGCATCGCTTGCCGATGCTGTTGCTGCAGTCCCAACTCCTATCACAATCTCAGGAACCTCAACTGGTACGCACAGATTGATTACTGCTAACCTGTCTGGTCTTGTTACTGGTGCAGGTACAGTTGCTTGTACTAACCAGTCCAGAAAAATCATTGGTACTGATACTCAGTTCAAGCGTTACTTCAAGATTGGTGATGTTGTCACTCTTATTGACACAACTACATCACCAACTGGTACACTCCATGAGCGCAGAATTACTGCAATTAAGGATGACCAAGAAATGCTGGTTAACGAGGAAGTTACATTTACTGACTCTAACGCTAAGTACTTCATTCCTACCTTCATCTATGTACGTCCTGATGGATACTTCCTCCACAGACCATTTGATGGTGGTATGGAAATTGGTACTTCCAAGTCTCCTGACGGTCTCATCTGTCGTCAAACTCGTAAGTACTTCCGTTATCAGTCAGGTAAAGGTATCCAGACCTCATTCGCTATCAACTTCATTCCACAGAACCAGATTGTTCTACTTTCCTACACCCCACAAGGTACTCCAGGAACTTATACATTCAGTGGTACTGCTGGAGAATTTGAAGCAACTGTTAGTGAAGGAACTGCCAACCTCGCAGCTGGCATGGAAGTCGTATCAGGAACTGGTCTTGCATCAACCTGTGTGATCAACACAATTATTGATGCTAATACAGTAGAATTGTCTTCTGCTCTGACACAGACAATTACGAATGAATCAGTTGTATTGGATGTTGCTAAGTATTCTACAATCAAGGCTCAAAGACCTCATAACGTTGAAGTCGGAACAATCATTACTATTACTCAATCTGACGTTGAGCAATATAATGGAGACTTCGCTGTTTCTGAGATCATTAATGACTTTGAGTTCAGAATCCAAGTTAAGGATCTTCCTAACAACGTTTCTGCATCTGGTGGATTCCCACAATTCGGTGTTAAGAACTGGATTAACTCTGCTGTTCGTGCTGGTATGTTCGACTTCCAGAACGGATTCTTCTTCGAGTATGATGGCGACACTCTGAATTGTGTAAGAAGATCTTCAGTCCAACAGTTAACTGGTACTCTCTCAGTAACACTGAATAGTTCAGTGGTTGAAGGTACTGAAACTCTGTTTACATCACAACTTGCAGAAGGCGATAACATTGTTATTCGTGGTATGACACATAGAGTTGTCAAGATCAGAAACAACAATGAATTGGTTATGCAACCTGCATATCGTGGTGTTACTAACACTAACGTTATCGGTACTAAGACTGTTGATGTTAGAACAGGTCAGGCAAACTGGAACATTGATAAGTGTGATGGTAATGGAGTCTCAGGATTCGTCCTTGACATCAACAGAATCCAGATGTGCTACATGGATTACTCCTGGTACGGTGCTGGTAAGATCCGTTATGGATTCAAGGATCAGAACGGTCACGTCAAGTACGTCCACGAATACAAGCACAACAACCGCTTACGCGAATCGTACTTCCGTTCAGGTAACCTGCCTGCTCGTTACGAAATTGAAAACACTGGTTCACCTAACTTCGTACCATCGCTGTTCCACTGGGGTACTTCAGTCATTATGGACGGTATGTTCCAGGATGACGAAGCGTACTTGTTCACGGCGTCAGGTAACGTCCTTAAGTTTACCAACGCTTCTACGCAGACTTCAACTTCCAACGGAAATGCAATTGTTATTGAGTCTAGAATTTCCTGGTGGAACTCAATCTACTTCATCAGAATTCCATTCAACACTAGCGAAACATCCAAACTGACAGTTAACACGCAAATCTATAACAATAGCGTTGCTAATAACTACTTTGCTGAAGGTCGTATCATTGACTCCAGATCTAGTACATCTGGTTCCACATATTATGTTTGGATTCAGTACCTTAGCAATGCACAGAGTGTCTTCCCCAGAAGATATTCTTCACAGGTTGCTTCTGCTCTTGGTGGATCTTCAAACAACGTATTCGGAAGCACTACATTCAACGCTGGTGCGCCTGCTGGATCTGATAACAAGATTCCTGATTACATGCCTCTGGTTTCTATTAGACTTGCACCTTCGGTTGACTCCTCTATCACTGGTGCTCTGGGTCAAAGAGAAATCATCAACCGAATGCAGTTGGCACTTGAATCAGTTGGTGTACAGTTGACGCACGACTCTGAGGTTACACTGATTCTGAATGCTGAACTGAGTACTGACCTTTACGAAGATGTATCCTCACCTTCACTCTGTCAGCTGGTTAAGCACACTGCTAATGAAACCATCTCGGGCGGTCAGAGAATTCTCTCCTTCCGCGCAACTGGTGGAGATAACTTCAGTTCCCAGACTACTGACTATGACTTGAGCGAGATCTCCTCACTGGGTAACTCAATTCTTGGTGGTGATGGTGTCTATCCTAACGGACCTGACCTTCTCACAATTATCGCAGAAGTTATTGACTCCTCTGGTGTCAGCACCAGCACTCCTTATTCCGCTTCTGCTAGAATTACCTGGAAGGAATCTCAGGCATAATTTATAAATACTAACACGGAGTTAAAACAACAAATGGAAGTATCTGCTAAAATTAACATTAACCCCTATTTGGGGTCCAGAGGTTCTAAAGGAAGAACAATGAATGTCACCGAAGAGCAGTTTGCAACTGCTCTTGCGGCTTGTAACTGGGAATGGCATGACATCACTGATGATGCTACTGACGAACAACTTGCTGCATATGAAACTGCTAAAGCTTCATATGAGTTAGTTGCTAGTATGTACGATGCACTTCTTGCTAAGTATAGCAAGGACAAAAAAGCGAGAAAAAAAGTTCATCTTCAGTATAATGCTGCTGCTCCAGACATGTACAAGAAAGAACCTGAACAAATGTGGTGATTAATTTATCACAAAAAAAAGACCGCCCTTCGGGGCGGTTTTTTAATGCTTAGCGAAGAACAGCAACTAAAGAATATCTAATTGTATTCGGAACATCTGATCTAAAATACACACTATGCCAATACTTTCCTTTATATAAAGAAACTGAATTAAAATCTGCTGAGATTTTATGATATTGAGCGAAGTCTTTATCACCACTATAATATGGCCAAGGAGTTACATCTGAAGAATTTTCAACATAAGAATCTAATGAAGATTTATATTTTAACACATCATTAGAATTTCCAGATCTGAACAACTCTTCATTGGTGTAGTACTCTTTTTCATCTCCAATAAATTTATAAAAGGAGGTTCCAGTATCTTCAACGTCTGTTAGATATATATTTCCAGCATATTTAAATTGGTCTAAATGCGGTCTATAATTTAACCTATAGGATTTCATTCCAGAATAAATGCAGTTGGTATAGAATTCCCACAATGGAGGAGACCAACCATAATGAACTAATTTATTTTTCTCCATAATATTATGGAGACTTTTGGAAATTGATTTAAACCAGAAAGCATTCATTACTTGCTGAAATCCTGGAGATTTACTTCCTCTAACATTTTCCCCACCATTCACTAAAGTTTTCATTAGGTCTTCGGCAGGAAAATTAATAAGAAAATTCCTAAGATCAACAGGATTCTTAAGAAAATTTCTTATTTTCAGATATTCCAGTTTCTCTACCTTACATACTTCTATATCGCAATCAGGATTGACTTGAGTAATTTCTTCAATTTCTTGATATGAACATCTATAAAATTGATCCAAAGAAATATTATTCTTCGGATCAATTACATTATCACTCATAATCTTGATCTTCTGCTGGGGTATAACTACATGCTAAAGAGTATCTGAGATTCTTTTCTGTTGATGCATCATAATCTGCATTATGCCAGAAAGCTCCTTTATATGCTGTGAGTGTATTAAATTTAAATGGAGCGGTATGATATCTCTCAAAAACATGATGATTGTCAGGAATAGAAATATAAGTTTCTGGAGACAGATCATCAACTTGTTGAAGTGAATTCAATAATTTACTCAACTCTACTCTGTCCTCAAGTTCAGTAACCTCAGATAAAGAAACCACTGATGGATATTTCTCATCTTTGAACTTGAGATTATAAAATGACGTACCACCGCCAATTTCTTCTTCACTAAGATATACATTAAATCCAAACATAGATTGATCAAATCTAGGCATAAAATTATTATGCCAATTCTTCATGTTTGGTCTAAAAATATTTGTATAATATGAGAATTGAGCAAGTTGATTGCTCAAACCATTCATATCTTGTGCAGCCCAATAATCTTTTTCAACAAAATCATAATCTACAAGAAGTTTATATAAAATAAATGACACTCCTTCCAGATAGGAATTTGGAATGATTTGCTGCTCTCCAGGAGGTTTAATCATAAATTGATTGGGATCTTCAGATTGCTGAAGTTCTTCAAAAAATCTATCTTTATTCTGTACTGGAAATTTTTTTAATGCCTCTATAACTGCATCGGGATCACTAAAGAAATCATGAACAGTGATAATAGTTAGATCATCAATAACTTGCTTTTCGACCTCAAAATTTTTGTTGATTTCAAATGCGTACTTAAAATCAACCTGACTAAACTCATCATATTTTACATTAATCATGCTTCAATCTCCTCCTCTCTTCCTTGTCCGTCCAGCGCAGATGCATCAATACCTTGAGTAACAACAGTCTTATCAGTATTTACTGTTACTCTATTCGTATGTTGCTCTAGATAATGCTGAACGATTGTACTGTATGCTTCAGTAACTACTTTGTGAGGATCGTAAATACAATCAATGAAGTCATACTGCAAATCAAATTCTCTCGTCGATGCTAGAGGACACCAAGATCTGAATGCATATGATGCTGGAGTTTCATCTCCACCACCAACTTCAGTATTATTTTCAGTCAAAGTAAGTTTTTCTTCAAATTTATAATCAACAACATAAGGGTGTTCGATTCTATATCCCAATGCTTTATTTTGTCCCTGATCAATAACTTCTCTTACGTCAGCAATAACAGTTTCTCCTGTACGAAGGAGACAGACTTTGATACTCATGAAAAACTCCAGATTTGAATAAATTATAGTACGGTTTGCAGTACTCGTCAAGCTATTCTCCGCTTTTTCGGAGTACTCATGGTAATATATATAATATTAGTCAAGGTAATTTTTTTAGAATATGGCTCTGATATCCGAACTGCCAATTTTTCAAGTTGCACAAGAAGCAGAAGAAAAGCATGGCGTAGATACTCATATGGTGATTGAAGTGGTTTTAAAACCTTATGTCGCAGAAGCTCTTGAGGGCGACGATGAGGATTATGATCCATCGTATGTTGGAGAGGATGATGTTTATTGGTGGGTCGAATTTGAAAATGAGATCAAAGTGTTTGATTCATTTGCTGTCGTCAAAGATTATCTTTTGAACAAAGCAGTTAAAACTGGAGATGGTCCTACTGTGGAGTTCCGTGACGAAGATCTCAATGGAGAAGAACTTAGTTATGAGGGATTAATTAATGGCAACGTTGATTGAACTTTTTCCTAAGTCTGTATATGTACAAGATAATGTTTGTGCTGATCACCTAGAAGATTTAAAATCTGCTGTATACGATCTCAAAAATAAAACAATAAGATCTCCTCTGCTTAATGTAGATACCTCACACTCTAGGATTAAAGATCTCCAAACTAAAAAACCTTTTGATATTCTATCAAAAGAAATTCTAACTCATGTTAGATCTTATATGAAAGAGTATGGGTATAGAAAAACTAAAAATGCTTACATTGAAAATTTTTGGTTTAATGTAAGCGGTCAATCAGACTATCTGTTTCCACATATACATTATGGATCATTCCTTTCTGGAGCATTCTATATAAAAACTCAACCAGAAAATATGATTCTATTTCATGATGAAAATAAAAATTACTATGAAGATCCAGAAGTTCTAACAAAATTTAGTGAGACCATACACCCACTTCAATGTAAAAATGGAAGACTGATTATATTCTCAAGTGACTTCCATCACTCAACTCCTCCTCAACAATCAAAGGGAGATAAAATTGTAATATCATTTAACATATCATTGGAGAGAAAAAATTATGGCACGAACTAATTACACGATTGGAATTTTTGATTTACCAATAAAAGTATTGCCAGTTTTTTCTTGGGACAGGAAGAAAGAAGAAATCCTAGCACTCAAAACTGATAATCTAAAAAAAGTAAAGCACGAAAATATCATAACAGATTTTAGGCACAGTTCTAAAAAATCACATAACTATTCAAAAAAACTCGAAGAAATTTTCTATGATGAACTGCAGTTAATTTATAGAGAATTTAACTTAAAAGATTATTTTATAAGAAATTCTTGGATGGAAGTTGCAGAGAAAACCATGAATCATGCTGTACATAATCATGGTGCCATTGGTTTTAGTGCAGTTGTATTCGTAGACTTTGATCCTAAGGTACACACTCCAACTCAGTTCATATCACCATATGGAGATTGGGAGACTGGAACAACAAAAACATTTGTACCTAGAGGAATTGAAGAAGGATCTTTATTAGTGTTTCCATCTATGTTGAATCACTACACAGACCCAAATAATAGTGATATCCCTAGAACTATACTATCATTCAATATCAATAGAAAAGCAGAGTCAATGTATCCTTCGGAGTACGAATCATGAGAGTAGCAATTATAGGAAAAGGAATTAGTTCTATCATTCAAGCATGTACTATTCTTGATTATAGGAGAAGGAGTAATGACGTAGAAGTCTCTATTTTTTACGATCCTAACATACCTCCAATTTCAGTTGGAGAATCTAGTACAAATCATTTTATCAACTTATTAAATGATACTCTTGGTATAACCCTAGAAGAATTATTTGAACAGGATATTGCAACCAAGAAACGAGGAGTAGTATTTTTAAATTGGGGCGAAGGAATCCCATTCATACATGGTTTCGGTGATGGCAATAAGTATCCCATTAATGGAGACTCTGGTTTATATGCTTTTCAATTTGATACAGTAGTATTAAATGAATATGTTACCCAAAAATTAAAAGATAAGGGAGTCAAATATATTCCAGAAAAAGTAGAGACTCAGACAGAGAAAGAAAACTGTATCGAACTTAATGGAAGAGAATTCGATTTTGTGATCAACTGCACTGGATGGAATTTTGATAAATCATTGAATGAAACTCCTAGATTCCATTCAGTAAATGCTGGATATTTATATTCAGATGAAAGTTTCAACCTCACTGATGATATTGTTGCAACTGATCTCACCGTACATAATGCAACTGAAGATGGATGGGAATTCAACCTACCATTCCCATGTAAGGGTGTTATGAAAAAAGGTTACTTATTCAATACTGATTATATCAGTCCAGAAGAAGTTACTGAAAAAATGAAATCTCGCGGCAAAGAAGGTAAAGTAATTACATGGCGTCCTAAAAGATCTAAACGTTTAATCGAATCTAAATTTACTTCTGCCAATGGTAATAGATTATTTTTTGTAGAACCTTTGCAGGCATACTCTGTGGTTATGTACATTACTTTTGGATACATGACTGCTCATTATATTTTCTCAGATAAATCTGAGGAGACTCGAAATAAGTTCAATCTAGATTATAGAGCACATATGATATCATATGAGCAAGAGTTAGCTTGGCATTATCAGTATGGATCTATCTTCAAAGATAGTAAGTTCTGGCAGGATAAAACTAGAGAAGCAAAAGAAACATGCTATTTCCATCCAACTGCACGCATCGAAGATTTAGATTATCTTGTAGATACCAAAGCTGTGGCATCTAGAAGAAGTATGGTTAAAATTTTCATGCATAGTTTCAATGATTTGATCTATGTTCATAAGTGGATGAGAAACCTATGGGAGGAAAAAGATCGTCCTAAATTTACTTGGATGAAGTAAAGTAATAAATACCTCTAGGAAACTAGGGGTATTTTTTTATTCATGGCACGACCCTCAACACGCCAGGAACTAATTGATTACTGCTTAAGGAAATTAGGTTTTCCCGTCCTAGAGATTAACGTAGATGATGATCAGATTGAGGATCTTGTGGATGATGCTATTCAATTCTTCCAAGAGCGTCATTTTGATGGAAGCATCAAAACATTTTTAAAATTAGAAGTTACCGAGCAGATGATTACTGACGCGAAAGCGAACAGTACAATTTCTGGTACGGATTTCAAGGAGCAGAACAATTATGTCACTGTTCCTGAGCATGTTCTCGGAATAACTCAGGTATATGCTTATGACAATAGTTCATCAGCAGTATCAGGAAACATCTTCAGTATGAAGTATCAGTTGTTCCTGAACGATTTCTATAACTTCGGTTCAATGGAAATCCTGAACTATTATATGGTAAAGCAATATCTTGAGACTCTTGATTTTGTTATTGGTAACTTTAAACCAGTAAGATTTAATAAGAGAGAAAATAGATTATACATTGATACTGACTGGGATAATATTACACCTGGACAGCATTTAATTTTAGACTGTTACAGGATGATTGATCCTGCTAACTCATCGGAAGTTTATAATGACAAATGGTTAAAGAGATATCTCACCGCTCTGATTAAGCGTCAGTGGGGACAGAACTTGATTAAGTTTAAGAATGTAGCACTTCCTGGTGGAACAACTCTGAATGGCAGAGAGTTCTATGAGGATGCTCAACGTGAGATTCAAATGATCATGGATGACTTCAAGTTAGAATACGAGTTACCACCACTAGACATGATCGGATAAGATGAAGAATTTATACTTCACACAAGGAACAAAAGGTGAGCAAGGATTAGTCCAGGATCTTGTAGACGAACAGATCAAAATGTATGGTCTGGAATGCTACTACATTCCTCGTCAAATCCATGAGGATAAATTGTGGAATGACATCTACTACTCACAGTTTAAGGATAGTTATCTCATTGAGATGTATCTTGAAAACTTTGAGCAGTTTGGTGGCAATGGAGACATGCTGTCTAAATTTGGTCTCCGTGTAACTGATGAGATTCAACTCACAGTATCAAGAAGGAGATGGAAAGATTTTGTCGATGTTCAGACTAATAAAATTGTTAGTGGAAGACCCAATGATGGCGACCTCATTTGGTTCCCATTAAATGAAACTGTATTTGAGATCAAGTATGTAGAGAACCAAAAACCTTTCTATCAATTAGGAAGTCTATATACATATACCATGACATGTGAAGTCTTTGAGTATGGAGACAGTATCTTTGATACTGGTATTCCTGCTGTCGATAACACTGAAATGGAATCTGGAGTATATCCAATTATACTCAATACTGGTGGTTCTGGTTACTTCAAGCAGGACGAAAAAATCACTGGTACGAGATTCACTGCTACAGCAACAACACCTGTTGCTGATAATAACGGTGTTCTTGGTGCTATTACTATTACCAATGGTGGTGGCAGATATGAAACTGCTCCAAATGCATTCTGGTATTCACCCACTGGAGCATTTATCGGAACCTCTACTACAGTGATTACCGATGGAGTAGTGTCTACAGTCAATTCTCCAACAACTCCATACATTTATGGAGATGTTACATATGACTCTCAAGGCAACATTGATACGATTACTCCATGGGCACCTACAATTAACATTGAGAGTTCTCCTGGTGACGTTGTAGGCAAGGTTGCCGAATGGGATGAAAACACCAGAACTCTGAGTGTTGCATATGCCAATGGTACTTTTGAATTGAATGAAGAGATTGTCGGTGCAGACTCTAATGCTAGATGGTCTGTCGGATCTTTCGACACACTTGATATGACAGATTCGTTCTCGGAGAATAGACAACTTGAAGATGAAGCGGATGATATTCTCGACTTCACTGAAAAGAATCCATTCGGAGAATTTGGTAATTTTACAGGTAGCTTTTAATGTTAGGAAATTATTTTTATCACAAAATTATTAGAAAGACTGTTACCACATTTGGTACACTTTTTAATAACATTCAACTAAAAACTTTGGATGCTAATGGCGGAAATGTTATGGAGCAGAAAGTTCCATTGGCATATGGTCCTATCCAAAAGTTTTTAGCAAGACTCAATCAATCACCCGATCTTGATAAGAAGGTGACAATTACTGTTCCTAGATTGTCATTTGAGATGACATCTATTCAGTATGACTCAGGCAGGAAAGTTCCTCCTATTAATAGGAATAGAGCAACAGGAGATGGTCAGACCACAACTACTAAAACTCAATATCTTCCTGTACCATATAATATTGGGTTTGAATTAAATGTGATTGCGAAATCTCAGGACGATGCGTTGCAAATTCTTGAGCAAATTCTTCCATTCTTTCAACCACAGTTTAGTATGACTGTGGATCTTATTCCTGAAATGAATGAGAAACGTGATATTCCTATCATCTTAGAGAGCATTGATTTTACTGATGATTATGAAGGAGACTATTCTACCAGAAGATACATTTATTATACACTGAGATTTTCAGTTAAGACTTACATGTATGGTCCTGTTGCTGCTAACGACATCATCAGGAAGTCTATCCTTGATACTAACATTGGTGATAGAAATACTAATGCTAGGGTTATGGAATATAATGTTCAACCCAAAGCATTGGAGGACAAGAACAACGATGGCACTATCAATGCTGCTGACGATGCTCTGCTACAACCAGATGATGACTTCGGATTCAATGAGGGTATAACGTATCATGGACAATAAATTTCAGAAGAACATGGAGGATGTTTTTGACATCACTCCTATGGATGAAGTAGAACAACCCAAACCTGAGAAGGTGGAAGTTGATGCTGCTGATGTAGAGACTGACTATAAGTATGCTCGTGGAGAGTTGTATGAACTCATTCAGAAGGGTCAGGTTGCCATTGAGGAGTTGCTGGACGTTGCTAGGAGCAGTAACCACCCAAGAGCATATGAAGTCGCCTTTCAGGGCATTAAGAACGTCGCTGACATCACTGATAAGTTAGCAGACCTTCAGAAGAAAATGAAAGATTTGGGTCAAGAAGAAAAAAAAGGACCATCTACTGTAAACAATACTATGTTTGTAGGTTCTACTGCTGATCTTGCTAAGATGCTTAAGCAAGCAAAAAACAATATGGAAGATAAATAACTAAAAAGTATACCAATGATTATCAAACCTCTCTCTGTCGCAGAAGATATTCAGGCAGCTGCATTAGCTGATGCTACTGCTTTAGCAGGAACACTTCTTTGGGTAGTAAATACAAACGCCGCGGCTGCCAAAGTTACTGTTGCTAATGCCTCAGCAGTCACAGTTTACATTCCTGCTGGTGAAGGAATGGCAATCAGAAAAGATCCTGGTGCTGTAGTAGAAGCTAGTACTGCCAGTGGTTCTGTGTGGGCATCGGCAATTGCATACCAAAATTGAATAAATAAACTAGTAAACCCCCGTTGCTGGCATGAAGTCATTTAAAGAATTTAGAGAGCTTTCAGAAGCGAAACGTGGACTTTATGCAAACATCCACGCTAAAAGAAAGCGTGGTGAATCTCCTGCTAAACCAGGAGATGAGGATTATCCTGCAAAGGATGCCTTTAAGAAAGCGGCGCGGACTGCTAAAGAAGAACTTGAACTCACACAAGAAGGAGCAGCCTGGACAAAAAAGTCTGGTAAGTCCGCTAGCGGCGGACTTAATGCGAAGGGACGAAAATCTTACGAAAGAGAAAATCCTGGAAGCGACCTCAAAGCTCCAAGCAAGAAGGTTGGAAATCCCCGTCGCGCATCGTTTTGCGCTAGAATGAAGGGTATGAAGAAAAAGTTAACCTCTAAGAAAACTGCTAAAGACCCTGATTCTAGAATCAACAAATCACTAAGAGCCTGGAACTGCTGATAAATGCCTGATAAAATTTACAAAGGTTCGCCCAATCTAAAAGCGGCGAATGTGGAAATGAGTTTCACACCTGAGCAAGTTCAGGAGTGGATTAAATGTGCTGATGATCCAGTCTACTTTACTAGAAATTATATCAAGATTGTTTCTCTGGACGAAGGTCTTGTTCCATTTAAAATGTGGGACTTTCAGGAGGACATGATTAACAGGTTCCATGCGAACCGATTTAACATTGCTAAACTGCCACGACAGACAGGTAAGTCCACTACGGTGGTATCTTACCTGTTACATTATGCTATCTTTAATGATAACGTAAACATTGGTATTCTAGCAAACAAACTTACTACATCCAGAGAACTCTTAGGCAGGTTACAACTTGCCTATGAAAATCTTCCTAAGTGGATGCAGCAAGGTATTGTGTCATGGAATAAAGGATCTCTAGAACTTGAGAATGGATCTAAGATCATGGCAGCATCTACCTCCAGTTCTGCTGTTCGAGGTATGTCATTCAACATCATTTTCTTGGACGAATTTGCATTCGTTCCAACTCATATTGCAGAACAGTTTTTCTCCTCTGTATATCCTACCATCTCCTCTGGTAAATCCACAAAGGTTATTATTATCTCAACGCCTAACGGCATGAATATGTTCTACAAGCTCTGGCATGATGCAGAGCGTGGTAAGAACGAATATAAAACTACTGAAGTTCATTGGTCACAGGTTCCTGGAAGGGATGCTAAGTGGAAAGAACAAACTATTGCGAACACCTCACAGAGACAGTTCACACAGGAATTTGAGTGTGAGTTCTTGGGATCTGTAGATACGTTAATTGCTGCGAGTAAATTGCGTACTATGGTGTATGATGACCCTATTACCAATAATAACAAAGGTCTCGTAGTATATGAAAATCCCCAAAAAGAACATGATTATATTATTACTGTTGACGTTGCCCGTGGTGTGGGCAGTGATTATAGTGCGTTTCTGGTTTTTGACATTACAAAGTTCCCTTACAGGCTTGTAGCACGATACAGGAACAATGAGATCAAAGCGATCATGTTCCCTACAATTATTACTGATATTGCAAAAGGATATAATAGAGCATATGTTCTAACCGAAGTTAATGATATTGGAGATCAGGTAGCATCCATGATGCACTTTGATCTAGAGTATGATCATATTCTTATGTGTGCCATGAGAGGGCGTGCTGGGCAGATCGTCGGCACAGGATTCTCTGGAAAGAAAACACAACTCGGTGTCAAGATGTCTAAGACCGTAAAGAAGGTTGGATGTTTAAACTTAAAAACTTTTATTGAGGATGACAAATTGGTCATCCCAGACTATGAGACTATCGCAGAACTTACGACGTTCATCTCCAAACGTGATTCGTTTGAGGCAGAGGAAGGATGTCATGATGACCTTGCGATGTGTCTCGTAATCTTCTGCTGGTTGGCAGTACAAGATTACTTTAAAGAAATGACGGATAATGATGTCCGTCAAAGAATCTACGACGAGCAGAAGAATCAAATTGAACAGGACATGGCACCATTTGGTTTCATCTCCGATGGTCTAGAAGATCAAGAAAGTTTTGTAGATGAGTCTGGAGATCGTTGGTTCTTGGATGAATATGGTGATGTAGCTTCAGAGTTCACTTACATGGGGTCTTATCTATAATGTCTTCTAAAGAAGGTCACATATCTATTGAATTAGATATTAACGGTGTGAGAGTAATTCACACTGGTCTTAAACAAGCATGTGAAAAATGGGCAGGTGGTGATGCTCATGAACAAGCAGATTTATTAGCAATGAGAGATAATTTCTATCGTCTCATTTTGGAACATCAAGTAAATGGATTTTGAACAGGAATTTGAATTAGAGCATTTACTCTTTAAACAGAGACGCTGCAGATCTTGTGGTGTCGTAAAAGATCTAGTGACAGATTTTTATAGAACTAGAAAGGGTAGAGCAACACCATCAGCTTATGCGTATGAGTGCAAAGAATGTACCGTAGATAGAGTTACGAAAAATAGAAAACGCAGTGACAGTCATAGTTGGTCATATCCAGACTGGTAGTTCATGCAGTGTTTCCCCTCTTAAAACATACGTTTTAATAAATAATCACAGAACAAATTTCTGAACTTTAGGGGTAAACATGGCAACACAAGTATCGCCAGGGATTGTTGTTCAGGAGCGCGATTTTACTAACTCACGTCTCCAAGAATCAATCACTAACGTCGGCGCTATTGCTGGTCCTTTTCTGAAAGGAGAAGTTGGCGTAGCAAAATTAATCACCAGTGAGAAAGATCTGGTGGAAGCTTTCGGTAGACCTACCGATGATAACTATGAGTATTGGTTTACTGCTTCTGAGTTTCTTAACTATGGTGGTAACCTCCAGGTAGCAAGAATTGCTGATGCTTCTGGAACTCACCTCACCAATGCTAACTCTGGTGGAGTTACTACTACAAAAATCAATAATCTTGCAGATTACGAAGCAAGCATTGAAGGCACTGCTCAAACTTATGACTTCGTTGCTAAGAATCCTGGAACATGGGGCAACTCACTTAAAGTTGTAACTATCGATCATGGTGCTGATCAGATTCTCACACTTGCTAACGGAGTTGCATTTACTAAAGGTGATGCAGTTACTGATGGAACTGCTACTGGAGTTGCATACGAAACTAACGCTGGTGACACTACAAAGGTTGCTGTTGTTCTTGATGCTGGTTCCGCTAAGTTTGCTGTTAATGGTACAGTAAGCACAGAGAATGTAGATGCAGTTGCTGATTGGTATGATCAACAGTATGCTGTTCCTGGATCAATTAAGTGGAGCGCACTTGCACCTCGTCCTGGTACTTCACCTTATGCTGCTGCTAGAGGCGGTGCGAACGATGAGATTCACGTTGCAGTTATTGATGCAACTGGCGGAGTCAGTGGAACATCAAATACTGTTCTTGAGAAGATGCTTTATCTCTCAAAAGCTCCTGGTGCTAAGACCACTGAAGGTGAGGCAAACCACTACAAGCAGGTAATCAAAGGTCGCTCTAAGTATATCTATCTTGCAGCATACGAAGATTCTACCGATGTATTTACTTACACCGATTCCGTAGCAATCACATCCTCTGCTACTGCTGCTTCTAAGTTCCATCTCTATGGTCCTTTCGTCTATACCCTTTCTGCTGGTACTGACTATAACAACTATAACGTTGGTAATGAGACTCAGACTTACAACGATGCGTTCGCTGACACTGAGACCATTCAAATTGACTATGTTCTTTGCGGTCCCACAACTCTTGCTAAGGCAAACTCACTGATCAACCTTGCTAATACTAGAAAGGATTGTATCACATTTGTATCTCCTCAGAGATCTGATGTTCTCGGAAGTTCTGCTTCCACTGGAGCTGCTCAGACAGACAACGTGGTTGATTTCTTTGAAGCAATCAGCGATAGTTCTTCTTACGCTGCATTTGATAACAACTATAAGTACATCTACGATAGATTCAACGATACTTATCGTTATATTCCATGTAATGCTGACATGGCTGGTCTTTGTGTTAACACAACTGCCATCTCTGAAGCATGGTTCTCCCCTGCTGGTTTCAACAGAGGTAACCTGAGAAACGCTGTTAAGGTTGCTTATAATCCAACTAAAGCACAGCGTGACGAACTCTATAGCAAGCGTGTCAATCCAATCGTTTCATTCCCTGGTCAGGGCATCGTTCTGTTTGGTGACAAGACTGCTCTCCGTAGTCCTTCCGCTTTCGACAGAATCAACGTTCGTCGTCTGTTCCTCATCCTTGAGAGAACTCTTAAGAATTTCTCCAAAGGAGTTCTGTTTGAGTTAAACGATGAGACTACTCGCTTGAACTTCACCACGCAGGTTAATAACTACATGCGTGACATCCAGGCAAGAAGAGGTATGACTGATTTCCTCGTAGTCGCAGATGAGTCAAATAACACAGCTGATGTTATTGATCGTAATGAATTTGTTGCTGATATCTATATCAAGCCTTCTCGCTCCATTAACTTCATCACCCTGACATTCGTTGCTACTCGCACTGGTGTCAGCTTCAATGAAGTTATCGGCAGAGTTTGATTAGAAAATAAATACACTTAAGGAGATAATCAAACAATGGCAAACTTAACTTCATTTAAAAGTAAGATTGGTTATGGTATCCGCCCTAATCTGTTTATGGTTCAAGTAACAGATTTAGAGGATAATATCGGTGACAAAACAGAGATCAATGGATCTGATGCTGATTTCACATTCCTCTGCCGTTCCGCTGGTATTCCTGCCAGCACAATCGGAACGGTAGAAGTTCCTTTCAGAGGTAGAGTCATCAAACTTCCTGGTGACCGCACCTTTGAATCCTGGACTATCACAGTCATGGCTGATGAAAGCATGACAGTCAGAGGATTCTTTGAGAAGTGGATGGAAAAACTGAATAAGCATGAGAATGGTGCAGGTTATACCACAAAATTTGCCTCCACTCTGAAAGTTTCTCAGATGCAACGCGGAACTTCTACCTCTGATGCTCTTAAGGATCCACATAGCATTGTAAGATCCTATGAGTTCTTCAATGCTTTCCCAACCAACATTGCTCAGATTGATCTGTCATATGACAACAACAATACCATTGCTGAGTACACTGTTGAGTTCCAGTATGACTGGTGGGAAGCTAAGAAAGCAGATAGTACTGTTGAGATCGGTGCAACTGCCACTATCTGACATGGATAAATAACTACAGTAAACGTAGTTAACCTTATACAATGGCGGAGTTATTTGGGTTTTCCCTTGATAAAGGAAACCAAAAGAAAAAGAAGCAGCAGGGGTTAATCTCCCCTGTTGCTCCTAATAATGACGACGGGACCGTAACAATCTCTGCTGGAGGTTATTACGGTCAATATGTTGATATGGAGGGTGTCTCCAGAAACGAG